TACCATTCAATTCGGCATATTGAGTTACAAGTGCATCTTTTAAGTCAGAATTTAGCTGCGTAATAGCATCCTGTGCATTCGTCATGTCAGTCTGATTTGCTGGCGTAAATCCAAGTGCTGTCGTTACATTACCTTTGGTTAATTCTCCACGGATTGTAGCACTTGATTTATTCTCCACATTTCCAAGACCAATCTGTGATTTCGTCACTCCGTGCGGATTTGTTTTATTTCCTGTATGGCTTGTTAAACTTGTATTTAAGGCTTTCCCTTGTGCAGCACTAAGCGATTGATCTGTTGCATCCGACGTTAAATTATTCTGGATTCCTCTCCAAGTGTTTGTATCCTGTGTAGGTGGTGTATAACCAAGGGCTGTCGTTACATTACCTTTGGTTAATTCTCCACGGATTGTAGCACTGCTTTTATTCTCCACATTGCCTAATCCAACTTGGCTTTTAGTAACTCCATGAGGATTACTTTTATTCGCAAGATGATTAATCAGAGTTGTAATTGCAAGTTTAATCTTTGCAAATGCAATAGATATTTTCTCGCCACTTGATAAAGTCACAAGAGTTGTTGTATCTGAATATGTCGGTGTCTGATCATTTGTCACTACGTTCGGAACGTTCCCTAAGCCTACTTGCGACTTAGTAACACTATGAGGGTTGCTCTTGTTTCCTGTATGCGTATTTAACGCTGTCTGCATAGTTTCAAATGTAACGTACCCTTCTGGATCAACCGTTGCTGTCATTTTTACATCATTATTAAGCTTGATGTAAAAATTATGTACTAACGACCATGACGGCATAGCCGATTCTGCCGGAACTTCTTTCCCTGTTGTACTTTGAGAAATCGCAAACAACACTTCACTTCCGGTTGATCCTTTTGCATAAATTCCAAGCTGTGTCATGCTGTATCCGGCAGATAAACCAGCGTTTGAAAACAATACTCCTATCTTGATTGTTTCGTTTGTTTTTGTCACGCCCTGTACTGTTCCAGACTGCTTAATTGATGATACCGCCGTCTGACTTTTCAAAGCACTAACGTCAACTTTACCAGCACCAGACTTGATCGCTGTTACTGTTATTGTTCCTCCGCTTAAGGCATTCTTTAATAATTCAATACCTGCATTTGTAATTACTGTATTTTCCCACATGATTTTATACCTCACTAACGATCGAAGAAGAATATTCACAAGAGCCTGAAACAATCGCATAATTCAATGCCGTCTCTGATTCTATAACGTCTGAAACACGAATATCGCACAATAAATGTGCTGGTTTCAATTCGTCAATTCTTCTTACTACTTCATCATAATTATTTACTTCGCCATAAAGATTGACTTGAAATGTATTTTTTGCTGTATTTTCTATGAGCTTTGTTTCTACACCGCTCAAAGCTTCTATGATCTTTTCAAACCTTTTAGGATTCAAAGGCCTTTTTATCCTCATTTGCAAAATCTGTGTTCTTCTCTGCTCAATCGTCTGATCTGGAAGCGGCGTTATTCCGTATTCTTTTTCCCAAATAGGGAGCCCCCATGTAGCACGATCAACAAATATCTGATCAAATATATCTTTACATATTGTTTTTACGTCATCTATCTCAAGTCCGATCACTTGGAACAGCCAAAGTCCGATTCTTGATTTCCCATAAATCGGCGATACATAGTCAATCATTTGTTTTGCACTTTCACTCGTCAGGATTTGCTCCATAAGGTCTGTTTTATACCACATAGTATTATCCCTCCGTTATTGTTACTGTTCCTAAAACCGGCATTTGTCCAGATTCAAGGTCTACATTTTTTGACACTCCATTGATTTGTACACTGTCATAATCATAGATACCTGATACAGCTCCAAGGATACTGTTGATCGCTGATATTCTAACCGCACTATCATTCGATGAAACATTTAACAAATATGACTGAAGTGCAGCTTTCAAATCATTCTGCACATCGCCAATTTCTGCTTCTCTCAAATAAACCACAGCTGATATGTTAACTACTACTGTTTCAGGAGCCGTTATCTCTAATACAGCATTGGGCGGTGCTAAGCGATCTGATTCACTATCTGGACGCATAATATAATCATACACAGCATCTTGAATCTGCTTCGATGCTGGTACTCCGTTCTGATCCATTAAGATGATCTTGATTATTCCAGAGTCATCTTTTGCTGGTATCACAGTAACTGCACCAACACCGGGAACTGACAATGCCCATCGTTTATAGTCTGCCACATTCCCAACATAGGAAATGTCATGGCTTCGATCATACTCAACAATTCGTTCTCTTAAAGTATCATCGTCCTCTTCATCCAAACCGCCTGTAACAGCTTCCTCATTTGTAACAGAGATTATTTCATCGAGCAGTTCTCCTGTCTCATCTCCAGTATGTAATACGATCGTATTTACTCCAACATTGCTTGCAGATCCTCCTTCTGCTGCCTCAATTGGAATCTTTGCATTTCCAAGAGAATCGACCGTAACTTCCTCTGTTGTTACAAAATCTATCGTATTTCCTTCGTCATCTGCTTCTGTAGAAAAACCATATCCTAAAGGAATAACAAGACCGGCTTTTGCTGTAACAGTCACATATCCTGTTGCATTTACCGATTCTCTTCGTACAAGACCTCTTCCATCAGCGTGGTAATCCAATAGGTAAGATTCTTCACAGGTTACCGGCGAAAGACTTTTCAATACTTCCACAAGCACATATTCTTTTAGCTCTGCTATCTCAATCGCTGTCGGACGTGTAAAATCCCAAGGAAAACCGCCTTCGGATTTATCAATATCTTCTGGAAGATTGCTAAGCATCTTTTCATGGATTTCCTCTTCACTCGAATTATTCAGGAAATCTGGCAATTCTAGTTCTTCTGCTTCCAATGCCATTTTTAGACCACCTCACTTTCAAATTGTGTCTGTATTTCTATATCTCCATCAATGCCCTGCACCTGTACTGTTACAAGACAATGTTCTGCTTCCCATTGAAACATAATATTCCCAACGTACAAAGTTCTTTCGGACGGATCAGCCATCAATGCTTCTTCGATTTCTCTTTGTAAAATGCTTTCTGCCTCTTCACGGCTATCCGCTTGCAAGGCACTTTCATAGTCAATCCCAATGTCGGTGGAATATCCTTCATGAGCGTATCTTTGTGTCATGATCGTTTTGTAACACCATTGCACCCACGCCTCGAACCCAGATGCCTCTTTTAATTTTCCATCGTGAAGCGTAACAAAGTCTCCAGTATCAAAATCAAAAAAGATGCTGGGTTTATAACCTGCATCTTCCTCTTCTTCTGTATTTTCTTCCTCAGTTCCTTCATTCTCTTCATCTTCAAAATATTCTTCTTCATTTTCATATTCCTCTGGGAAAAGATTATCCGGCATCTTCTTCATCTCCTTCCACTTTACCGATCACAACGATTTCCTCTGCATCTGTCCAGATCAGTAATACTCGATCGCCATCACTTACTTTTGCATCAGATAACATCAAAAAATCGTCATCAGGTTCTGCACTTTCTGGATAAGAGTCAGGAAGAATCCCTCCGTCTTTCATAGTTCCAAGTTCTGCAACAACATCCGCTGCACTTTGGTTTCCTTTAGAAATCTGTTCGATTGCCCGGATAAAATTTTTTCTTCCATTTCTCTGCATAAAACTCTCCTTTAGTAAAAAACAACGTCCATCGTACCAGCAACACAATCATGCGTAATACTTTTTACTGTTTTATTTCCTTTCAGTCCAGCGGTACCACATCCAACATAAACGGTGTCTCCACGTTTGATCTTCGGATTACTGATCGCCGTTACTATGTATTCATACTTAACCTTTGCACTGCTCTTCAATTTCTTTTGTGCTTGTTTCTTTATTTTCGAAAGTTTCTCTTTCTTGTCTTTGTCCATAATTTCTTGGATCGTTCCAAACTTCGATGTATTCTTAGACATTGATGCAAGTTTAGGAATTGACTTTTTCTTTGCTTCTCCGTAGATCTTTATCTTTGTAACGATATCATCCATTGTTACTTTAACCTCTATGGATATTACATTCTTTCCTTCCTCAATCTTATAAATCGTTGTATTAGTATTGGCATACTTGACAATCACTGTAGTTCCTTCAATCGTAAAAATATATCGGCTGGAAAGTTTGCTTTTCGCCTTGTTCAGCACATATACGATCATATCTCCAATATTCTTCTGTACTGGTTTGATCCTTTTATTTTTGATTGATCCGTAACTGTATTTCAGTTTCAACTTCCATGCCGTACAGATTCTTTTTACAATCTCTTTTGTGCTTAGCCCCTTTTTGTAATAAAAATAGTCTTGAGATTTCATCATATAGATCAAGTAATCATAGGCTGTAAATGTTACTTTTTTTTCTGTATCGGTAACCATATTTCTATCCCAGATCACACCTCGAAACACTTCAAAATCTCCATGGCCAACATTCGCATATATGTATAATCGGTCTGATGGTTGAATCAATGTCGCAAGTGTTACACCATTTTTCGCAGCGTTCATTACTGTTAAGCTGACCTCTTTTGCCAGCGAATCAGGATCATCAGACATTGTCAGGTCCTGTATAACTTTCGATTTGTATAGATCGTATTCTTGCCCCGAAGCCGTCTTTACAACTGCTTTATACAGTGGATTTCCTAAACTTGGCATATCTTCCTATCCTCCTATCATTTTTAACAGTGTTTTATAATCAGCAACACCAGTTACTGTTAATTTGTGCTTACGTTGGTAAGTTTTAATCGCTGTTACTGTCTTAGATCCGCAAGCACCATCCTGTTTGACTCCAACCATTTTCTGGACAAATTTTACGACCTGTCCTTTTCTTCCGGTTCGGATCGTGATCTTTTTCATGGCTGATTTCATCGAAGATGTCAGCTTTTTATCAACTTTCAGCTTCGAGTAGCCATCTTTATTCATTGCTTTCTTTAATTCCTCAACCTTGGAATTAGAAACTGATTTACTGCTTGGAACAGGAATCACAAGCACCTGTCCTTTATAGATCGTATATTTGCTGATCTTTTTCTTTGGATGTTTCTTACGTTCCTTTTTATTCCTAGAATCAATCAGTTTCTTATTTGCATTATAAATAACCTTATATTTTTTACTGGACCCAAGATATTTTTTTGCAAGTTTCCGTAATGTTTGTCCTTTCTTTACTGTGACCTTTTTCTTTGTGGTTTTGGTACTTCTTTTCGTTGAGGAAACACTTATTTTTTCGTAGTCGATAAATCTTACCGTGTAGTAATAATCATTCAGGCTTTTGACCGTAGAATCGTATTCTGAAACACGCATATCAACATTGATCTTCGTTCCTGTAATACAGACATTTACCACTTTCCCATACTTAGCCCAGTATTTCATCAGTGCATCTAAGGTTGCTGGATCAGTCCACTTATGAACAAATTTCATGCCTTTTCTTGCTTCTCCGGGAAAAAAACATTCCCAGCTTAGTTCTGAAAGATTTTTACCATTCGGAACACTGACCTGACCTAATTTATAGATATCATATTCTGCAAACTTACCTTCGATTGATGATTCAATTTCTTCAGGAATGATCGGAATTTGTATCTTCTGATCATTCCCTTTTGAATTTTTTCCAGTAATATATATGTCCATTTACATTACCTCCGCTGTTCTGTTACTTGCCGTTAATCCGATTGCATCTGCGATCGCCTGCATAATAGCATCTGCGATCTCTCCTTTAGAGTTTTTGATAGCATCAACTATGCCGTCATTTCCAGATGCATTGACGTTGATCGTAATACCACCAACGTTGATCACTGGCTGACTGCTACCAGACGAAGCTTTTCCAGATCCGGATGATCCTCCAACAAGTCCACCTTTGGCATGCTTTGTAACGCCTAAAATCTGTCCTGCTTGATTCCAGAGAGATAATGCACGGCTTCTATGTCTAGAAAGTGGAATGACCATTTCGTTTCCTTCTTCTCCTAATTCAGAAACGATATGACCTCTGACCAGACTACCCTTCGCATTATGAAAGAACTTTCCATTTTTCGGTAAGGCTGTCTGTACTTTCGGTTTTGTCGTTGTCTTCTTTCCAGTCGTCTTTTTACCAGACTTTGAACCACCGTTATTCAGATAACTTCCGCTTGTAATACTGCTGATTGCATTTGCCTGTGCTGCGGTTGTACTTGCTGCGGAAGCAATCGTTGATGCGGCGGATGCTAAGGCACTCGCAAGGGATAATGCGGAAACACCTGCACTTTGCAGATTACCACCTGCTGCAAGTGACATTGATCCCATAGCTCCTAATTTTCCACCAGCGGTTGCAGACATTCCACCTAAGCCACTGACTTTTCCACCGGCTGCATTCGTAGCACCTGAAAAAATCTTTGTCGTCTTTGATCCAACATTCGTTTGTTTTGTGTTTTTCTTATTCTCCTCGTAAGCTTTCTGTACGGAACTTGCCAGTTCTTTGTATTTTGCTCCTTTTGGATTAACACTGCTAATACTGTCTTTACTGTATTTCCAATATTCCTGACTCTTTGCCGTCATAGAATTACTGTTTTTCAGTGCATTCTTTCGGCTGGATACAAACTTTCTAAGGGAGTCGCCGAACTTATTTCCTTTTGTGATTGCACCAATTCCACCAATTCCAGCACCAATAAATGCTCCCGGAACTGCTCCAACACCACCAAAGGCAGCTCCTATGGCTGCTCCGGCGGCTGCACCACCTCCAACCATTCCAAGTTTCGTGCCACCTCTATAGGCTTCCTTCTTCTTCGTGGCTGAATCTTTTGAGGTCACTGCGTTATAAATATTACCAGCTGCACTTCCTATTCCAGCAATCCCTAAAGCTCCACCTAATAAAGATGCACCTCCAACGGCTGCTGCTCCACCAGCGGTCGCTGCACCTGATCCAAGTTTTACGCCTAGATTTCCAAGCCATGCTTTCCATCCAGTGGCAGCTACGGTTTCTCCATTTTTCAGCGTGACACCAGAACCGCCTAAACCAAACAAGCCACCCGGTGTCCTTGTCGGTCCAGATGGTGTTTTCGGTTCAGTTTGTTGCATTTTTCGCTTTACGCTTTCTGGTAACCAGATTTCTTTATTACCTGTCGGATTTGTTCCCGGTATTGTAGAATTTCCGTTTCCAATTCCTCCGTTCACATTTACAACTGCCGCGGACACATTGATTGTTCCAATAGAATCTCCCAAAGGATTTGTTTTTCCTCCACCTCCAGAACCGCCAGTGATCAGATCGTATAGACTTTTTCCACCTTTAAACAGCTTTAGCCCTCCAGATAATCCAAGAAATCCAGCTAAATAATCTTCGATACCAGCTTTATCTCCGCCTGGTAACAGATCCTTAAGAGATTCCTTGAACCAGTTTCCACCAGCTTTTGCAATATCTTTTCCAATCCCAGTAATCTTTTTAACGATCGCCGGTCTTCCTTTAGAATCCCACCACTTAGAAAACGGATTTGCAATCAGTTCATCCCAAGCAATACTAATCTTGCCACCGATTGAAGCATTTTGGAATTTTGGCATACTAATAAGATCGTCGATCTTATCTCCAGCCTTTTCAAGTCCCTTGAATACAGATGTACTTGCATACTCTCCAAGTTTTTCAAGTGATGTTCCAGCCTCTTTTAGTTTTGCATCGGATTTATCAAGATAATCTGCAAATTCTCCTAAACCTTTCGTTGCTCCCTTCTGGAGACCTTTTCCCCATTTAGAAACAATGTTTATGTCAAACGTATCTTTAATATTTGACATTAATCCAGAAACCGTCGAATTAGATGTTTTGTCCATCATTCCATCAAATTCTTTCAGCCCATTAAGGATTGTCTTAACTGCTTTGTCTCCACTGATTTCGCCCTTTTGAGACATTTCTCTGATCTGGGCTATGGATTTACCCTCTGCATCAGCAAGATACTTCCATGCGTTTATACCGACATCTGTCAGCTGATTCATGTCCTCTGCGTTCAATCTTCCGTTTGTTTTCATCTGACCTAAAGCTCTGGATACTCGAGAGATACCCTCTTCTCCAGCTCCAAGTGCTGCGGATGCATTACCAATCTTCGTCAGGTCAGGAATAATGTCTTTATCAGAGAATCTATAAGCCAACATCCTTTGAGCATTTGATACTACGGCCGATGTGTCAAACGGAGTAACAGATGCAAATTTCTTCGCACTATCCATAAACTTCGTAGCTTTCTTTTTAGATTTCAGCATTGTTTCAAAGCCAATTTGATATGTCTGAAATTCGTCTGCTAATGATACTGGATCAGCTATCAATTTCTTTGTAGCAATTCCAGTTATAACTCCACCAGCCAAAGTTTTTAGTGAAAATATAGAATTTTTGATCTTAGATATAACACTTGGGATTTTTTTGATCTGACTTGTTACCTTGTCATCGATTTTTAGGACTGCTGAAAAAGTCTTTCTACCAAAACTCATACCAGCACTCATAGCTTTTTTGATCCCTGCTGTTGCAGTGTCTTTTAATCCAAGTTTTGGAGTCCAGGTCTTTTTACCGATCCCGTCTCCCTTTTTACCAAACTTGTCGAGGACTGGACTTGCTTTATCTTCAAGTCCTAATTTTGGCTTTGCACGCTTCTTTCCAAGCTTGTCCATCTCTCGTGATGCTTTCTCTGCATTCTTCCCTGTTTGCTGTAGGCCAGAAGATGCATGGTCGGAATATTCCGATACAACATCGATCACAATTTCTTTGTTTGCCATTTATGCATCTCCTCCTTCCATAGCTTTTAAAATTGCTGCAAAAATAAAAGCCCTCTCTCCTTCAGGAAGATCAAGGGCTTGTGATGGTAACATTCCAGTCCGTAAATAATTTTCTGCAAGCATAGAAGCTAACGGACTGGATTCAATTAGTTTTTTGCGTAGTCAACTACACTAACACCGCCTCCAGATAAGTTATCAATAGCATCGCTGACAGCTTCAAGCTCTCCAGCTGTTAACACCTCTTTGATAATTTCGTTCTGTGTCACAACCATATGACCAGCTTTCTTTAATCCTTCTTTCAGCGCTGAATTATCCCAGAATTTCTTTCCGTCAGTCGCTACTGTTGCAGTGTAAATCTTCCATGCCATGTAATCAGCTGTACTTACTTCTTTCTCAACGAGAGGAAGTGAAGCTCCGCCTGGGTTTGCCATATAAGTTGTAGCTTTCTTTCTACACTGTGCAATTTCATCGAAAGATAATGGTCGGACATTAAATTTAAACAATGTCTGTCCATTTCTTGTAATGTTCAATGGCTGCTGTACTTCTGTTTTATACTCTGCGGCTTTTAAAAGACCCGTGATCAGATCCATTTCATTATCTTCGGTTACTGTAACATTTGTTTCTTTCTTTTCTGCCATTTTATTTTCCTTTCTTTATGCTGCTAATGATTTAATGCAGTCTGGTACGCTGTTAACAATGAACTGCATCTGTCTCTTAATAACCTCTCCAGGTTTAACATCCAGAATATTTGTATCTCCGTCAAGAATACATTCATCCAGTAAGAATTTGCTTTCCCCACCTTCCAGTGGTTCTGTTGCGCCACCTTGGAGAGAAAAAATAGGAAATTTCCCACTTTTGATTGCATCCAAGATTGGAACAATTGTAAGATCGTCTCTTACTACAGCTTCCGTGAATGATGCTGTAAATTTAACACTGTCCGGAACTCCATACGTCTGGACATCTCCAGCCGGATGAAAATCTACATTAGAAACATTCATTCCGATTGCGAACTCTTCCACGGATGCAAACCAGATGGAAACTCCATCAAGTGTGATAAAAAGCTTTCCGTCTTTTCCTGTCATCAGTTTTCTAGTATCAAAACCTTTTCCACTCATCTATATAACACCTCCTACTGTGCGATATACTGGAACTGATATGTTAAGTAGATCTTTTCCATGCTGTCAACGTCATCAATGCGGATAATAAAGTATGCATAATCCGCTGCATGTGGATTTTCTGTATCCTCATAAAATTCGTAGGTATCTAAGATCTTTCCTTCTCTGTTCATTTCAGCCAGTACTTTTTTAGCTTCCTGAATTACATTATCAACGCCTGCTGCATTGTTGCTGATCTTACCGATCAATGGTTCTAATGTACGATTGATACGGTCAAAAGCTTCATAACGGACAGCTGTACGTTTGATCTTCTTCCATCCTTCGTCATCGTCCTCATCCAGAACTGTATATGTGTTCACTCCTGAATCAAACCAGACCTGTCCTTCCTGTCCTTCTGACAAAAGAAGCAATCCAGATTTGATCGCATCGACATATTGTTCATTCGTCAGCTGTTCAATGCATGACTCCGCATCTGGAATCTCTGTATGTACAATTGATGTACTTGAATCTTTGCATCCAATCACACCTGCCTGAACTGCTGCCGCAAGGTATCCTTCCACCCTATCTCCGGCAGTATTATAATATCCGCTACCGCAGTAAATAAAATATGGTGCATTATAGGATTTTGCATTCGTTTTTCTTGTAGCAAGTGACTTTCCTGCCGCTTCTCCAAGTACGCAAACACCCAATGCACCGTTTGAATGGATTCTTTCCATGTATGTCTTCGCTAATGCTTTAACATCTTCTTCGACTGTATCAAGCACCAGTACATTCCAAGCATAAGTTTCGAATGCATTAAACGCATTGCTGTAATCTTCTGTTGTGACTGCCGGTGCTGATCCACCAGCCAAAGCCTGCTGTGCAACCGTCTGCATGATCCCGGATGCTCCAGAAACAAGTTCTGCGGATAAATACTTGCTGTCTTTCATTGCTTCCACCAGATTTGCAGCCTCATTTACATCCGCACCAGCGATAAAGCTTACTTTCTCAACAAGTGTTGCCCCATTGTAAACGGAACACTCTTTTGTCGTTTCATCTCCTAATTTCTGTTTTACAGTTACGGAGAATTTCAAAGCGGTTGGATATTTTGTCTTTAATGTAACTGCATTTGTGGCTGTGGTTGTCTGTAAGGACAGGCTTCCTTCTTTACCACCAGTTCCAAGACGGTAAAGATATACCGTGTTAGCACCTGCATCAAACAGTTTTACCGCTGCATCGATCGTTCCACTCTCCATATAAAGTGAAAGAAGATCACTCTTTGATGTGATCTTCTGAATCTCTCCAACTGGACCAAAATCTGCATGAACCGGAATACAGAAAACTCCGTTCATTGCGGATGCTACACCATTATTTGTGATCTGCTCATGTCTGCGATAAACTCCAGCTCTTTCCTTTTTCTCGCCTTTTAAAAATAATCCGGACAAGTTCTTATACCTCCTTCTTCTTAAATGTATCTACAAGTTTCTTTGCTGTGCTCTGCGTTGCTTCTTTAACACCTGCCCTTGCAAATGCTGTTCGGATAATATCTTGTGATACTCCTAACACCTGTGGATTTTCTGCATATTCATCCACAGTATAAGTAACTTCTGGCACTGTTTTTGTTTCGTCTTTCTTTCCTGCCATTGTTTCCTCCTAACTTATCGTAATTGTCTTTAATTCATCGACTGTTTCAACATCTCGTAACTTTCCGTACTGACCTCTTACCGTTACCTGTCCATCTTTTAATGGATCAAGTTTCGTGCTGTATGCCAGCTGATTTACAAAAAACGGCGATCCATCATTCATAACGAACCGCTCTCTTTCCTGTAAATCTTGCAGCAAGTTCATAACAAACTGATCAGCATTTACATCCGATCCGGAGATCACATGTACCTTGATGTTGTTTGTAAACCATGTACAAGCATATGTCGATGGGAACGTTCCTGGCTGCATAGAATCCAGTCTAGTATAAACAACCACTTCTTCATCATCCGGCTTCCAGATTTCGTCAAGTTCCGTGTTATTGATCACTGTCACATTCCAGTTCTCATCAATGTGTTTTGCCAAAGAACCGACTGCATCCAGCGGAAGGTATGAATGTTTTGGAAAAGCATATGCATCGAATGTCAACACTGATCCACATACTTCTACATCCATTTGCCCTTCGATTGTTTCCTGAAATGATTCTGACTTTCTCCATACAAGAGAAATCGTTGTATCTTCATCAGTCAAGAAAACTCCTTCAAACGCTTTTTTCAGGATCTTCTTCGCTTCAAGCAAGTTCTTATATCCTTGATTATTAAACAGATACGCTATTGCAATCTCCATCGTTCCAGAAACCTTACGCTCTGAATCATCTTTCAGATTCAGCCCATAGATGATACGCCCATACTGCGAACCATCCCACCTTGAATCAGAATCATCAGGTGCCTGATCCAAAAATATTGCTGGTCCATTTTTGAACGTAGCCAATCCGTTAATATTCAGTCTTTTTAAGTACTTGAAAATTATTTCTTTCATAGAGTTACCTCAAAATCTGAACCGAAGATCTTTACAATCTCCGGCTCTGCTTTCTTCTTAATTGGATCAATAAATGGTCGTTTTGCCATCTTTTTTGTGCCACCTTCCAGCCATTCAGCGTGTTTTGAATTACTTTTTATCCGGCTTGTAACTTGATCTCCTTCAATCAGAGTTTGATCATCCCAGTCCTGACGTAACTTTCCAGACTGTGGCGCTGGTGTTTCTCCCGGTGCGGATGATCTATTCGGAAGCCGTTTGTATTTCTTTCCAGAACCGCCTTTCGACAATACTTCGATCTCAATATTTCTAAGGGTGTTTGTTGCCATTGCACCCTTTCGCATCATCTCTCTTTTGATACTTTCATCAAGATTCTTTGCACATGCTTGAAATTCAGCTTCTACGCCCATCTGTATCACTTCTTTCTAATACATAATAGATGGAAAACTGCCCTGTTCCAGCTGGATCTTTTGTACCCTTCACGATAAACTTACGATCATGGCACGGATCATCGCCAAGCAGTAACACATCGTTCTTACTTAGCTTAACCACTGGATGGTAAGACACAATCGTATGACTGATCGGAGTCTGGTTTTGTTTCCAGATTTCCATTGTCTTCATATCTGCTTCGGCTAGTATACCGTCTATGATCGCATCAGGGGCTTCTTTTTCATCGCCCTTTACAACCATGCCATCGTCCATGACTTCTGTATCCTGCCAGTAAACACGGAAAGACTGCATATATTGATATGGTCTACCGATTGATGTCATTTTCAAAAGCGTCCACCTCCAGGATGATTCATCATTCCAACGTAAAAATACTCTCGTTTTTCATTCTCATACGGCTTGATTCCAACACTGGAAGATGCAATTTCTTTTTTCAGATCATCATAAAGCTGTTTCCAGAAATTCATTCGATTACCAAAATTAAAAGAGACAGGACCAACACTGTTGTCTACGTCCTGTCCGTATTTGAACATCATATGTTCTAGCAATTTCAGTTTTGCCATCTTAAAATTGTCTGGATACTGCTCTAATACAGCTGTGATCTCTTCATCGGAAAGTGCAGCTGACATTTCATCCTTTGATACATCAGTATCCGCCAATTCGAACCGCATCTTCATAACATCATTTGTATTGATCTCATCTGGAAAATAGTTATACGTCATTCTCCTCGCCACCTTCCGGCTGTTCTGCTGGTTCTTCGGTTTCTTCTACTGCTTCTGCTGCCTGACTAATATCAGTATCAGTGGAAAGATCAGCAAGTCTTGTTTCAACTGCTGCCTTGATTCCTTTTCTCGAATCAATCTCATGTAACAGCTGTAAAACCGGTGCATCTTCCTCTGTCATGGTCGCAATCTCAATTTTTGCCTCTTCCATTGTTTTCTGAATTGTGGCAAAGAACTGTAATAACTGCTGTGCGTTCACTGCAAGCTCGTGCTTAGATTGTAATAAAGGAATTGATAAAGTGTTAGGGTTAACACTTAAATTCTCTGTATTTGCTTCATTTACAATTGCTGCTTCTGCAATGTGTCCAGACTTCTTTAAGAAAAGAGAGCGTCGTTCATCTACGACACCCTCTGGAATAGTCTCTCCGATCTTATACTGCTTTCCGCCAAAATTAACTGGCTTAAGTGCAACATAATTCATATAAAGCACCTCCTACTCAGATACGCAACCACTTAAGAACGTTGCAAGGTCATCGGAAGTCTTTTTCATGTCTGTTGCCATAAGTCCTTCGATGAACTCTGAATGTGATCCTCCTGGTCCATCATACTGTGATGTAGCCATCCACTGTCCATTTCCTAACATATCCCATGTATAAATATATCCGGCAGATGGTTCTTCAAGATCTACTTCTTTCGGTGCATAAGTTAATAATGCACTGTTATCGTCGAAGACAAATTTCATATCGGCTTTCTGACCAATCTCTGCTGCATTATATGTTGCATACAGAACTTTTACTTCTTCCAGACCAAGTACCGCTGCAATTACCTGTTCGTTAACAAGTGCTGGATTCGGTGTTGACCCTGAACCTGTAACTCTTTCTAAGAACTGCGGATGATTTTTGATTGCCTTATACGATCTGTATCCTAAGCATAATTTGTTAGGCATTCTACGTCCGTTTAAAAGGATTTCTTTCTTCATCTCATCAAACTGACCTACGATGTCCGCGTTTGCATCATCAAAATGCACAAACTGTTTAGATGTTGAAGCTGTTGCTTCTCCTGTCTTAACATTTGCCCATGCGTCAGCATTGAAAAACTTGTTTGCAAAGACCATATCAAGGTGCAGATTCATCTGTTCTGAAACCTGTTTTACCTTTGCACGTCTCGGATCAATCGTTGCTGGTGCTCCAGTTCTCTGGTAATCCAGAGCTGTGATGTTATCTACTCCGACGATGATCTGATCTACCTCACATTTGTAAGTATCATCTGAATGAGAGAATACAGCCGGATCTACTGATCCGAACTTAGGCTTTCTCTTTACCTGGTCTTTCGCGATCTCTTCTTTGTTGAAGATATAGTAGCTTCCAGTGCTTGCATGTACTGGAAGAATTGGAAAGATGCTTGGAGCAACATTCATTCCAGGTGCCTGAAAATAGCTCATTGCCATATTGGTTAAGTAATAGTTTGGTCTCCAGCCTTTCGCAATATCAACTGCGATTGCTGCTGCGTTGTTATGTCCTGTGTTCATTTATTTCATTCCTCCTTTATTTACGCTTCATATCCAGCATGGATGATCGCAACGTTTACGATGTCTCCTTTTGCTGTCGCTGGTGTCAGTGCCATAGCTAAGATGTACTGCCCTGTTGTTGCCTTCTGGCATAATCCCTCTGCATCAACAGCAAGGAAATCTCCAGCCTCAATCTTTGCACCAGCTGCCCACATGCCCTGATTTCTGATCTGAACAGTAATATCATCGCCTTTGGCTACTGTTTCATCTCCAAGAAGCACAATTCCTGTTGCTTCCTTTCCGGCTTCAGGAATTTTTGCTCCATCTTTTGTTAATAAAACCGCTACGGCTGTTTTGAGTTCTGCTCCAGCTGTAACATTGATCACTGGGCTTCCACCAGTTGGATTGTATTCATATGTTCTGTTTGCCATCTTCTCTGTACCTCCTTTCTTATTTATCGAACATTGCTCTTAATTCAGGATCATTCTGCATAACGATATCCTGTGCCTGTGCATCAGTAAGGTTTGGCATAGACTTTTTAATCTCTGCTACCTTTGCGTTCATCTTTGCAACACCTTCTGTATCGTCATTTCCTGTGTGTGCTCCACCAGACTTACCGATCTCCTCAAACAGACCTGATTTCTGAATTACTGCAAGATTGTTATCCATGGATGCAATGAAGTTGTTGTACGTTTCATCAGATGTTGCTTTCATGGATTTCAGAACTGGCACTAAGTCCTCTGCTTTTGTTCCTAAGAGTTCATACTTCTTAGCAACTTCTTCTAAGGACTTCTGTTCTGCTTCCTCTGCTCTCTTCTGGATTGGTTCCATGATCTTCTTCATCATAGAAGTGAAGTTCTTTGTAGCACCTTCCATTGCTTTATTCACTGCTTCCTGAACCTGTCCATCAATATCAGCTCTTTTTGCAGTATCCTCTTTTTTTGCATTTGCATCATCCTGTAATGCTTTTAATGCTTCTTTCTTTTCTTCCTCTGTCATGTTTGAAATATCAAATGCCATTTCATTCTCCTTTTCTTTTTTTTCTTTGTTAATAGTTTCTGGATCACAAGATTTTTCAATGACTTCTTGCATTTTTGCGATCTCAAAGTCATCTGCAACAACAGTATCTTCTTTATCCGTTGCTGCACGTTCTAATTTGATCCAAGACTTGGATGCATCATCCGAAAATGCCTTAAACTGATCAATACTCTGTGCGATTGCTGCCTGTTTATCCTCACACTCTTTATCGAGTAAGATTGACACAATCGACTGCTCCAGAGAGTTGCAGGCATTCCAGATCTGGTCCCTCACGTCGTAGATCTTCTTTTCATTCATTACATCATCAAATGATGTTGCTTCATCTTCCATGGACTTTCTGACATCTTCTGAATTTACTCCTAAGCTGTCACAAAACGCATTAAAGAATCGCTTGAAAAAGTTTCCCTTCGGTTCTTCTGCACCTCCTCTCTTTTTAATCAGGATATTTGCTTTCTGATCTGCTCCGATGTCTACTGCATCGATCTTTTTTACTTCCAGATCTTCCAGCTTTGTCTTTCCTTTTGTTTTCATGTTTCCTCCTTTCTAACGACACTTTTTCGAGTTTTGAACACGAAAATTGCATTTTCTAATGCGTTTTATTGCGTTTCAAAAACGCAAAGTACAATTTCAAAAACGCAAAGTGCAATTTCAAACATAAAAATAGACCAATTTGCATTTTTGCAAAATGGTCCTTAGTTGAACTAATTTATTGATCTATCGTTTTTTTAGTTGAACTATTTAACTATTTCTTGAACTAAACTTTAGATTTAACTTAATTTTTAACTAATTTAAGACTAAATTTCAGTTTTTCCTTTCAGATTTTACTTCTTCAATGATATTCTGAATCTTTCTTTTATAGTTCTTGTTCCCTGTCAGTCTTATGTGACTTTCCAAGGTTCTTAGATTTCTGGATGTTGGAACTCTTCTACGTTCCACGTTCTTCTTGATTGCGATCGCAACTCTTTTATTCCTACAGTGCGTATGATGCAATTCAAAGCAATCAGGGTTGTACACGATCCATTCATCCTGTCGGTGTGATTTCTTAATCTTAAGAATGAGATCATCTCCTAATCTGCAAACATCCAGTCATCCGCTAACATATCAGCTTGGCTCGCTAACCATCCCATCTGTACACCAGACGTGCCGATAAACGCAATTGCTTTATTTCCAATGTCATTGTGATCACAATTAACAATTGTTCCGTCTGCTGCTGTGTACGAAATACATGTTGCAAGCTGAATATACTGTTTCTTTCCATTCCATCCTTTTCGTGCAACCTTAAGTCCTCTCTTTAAATACTTAATAGCGTTGGAAAAATCAAAATATGCTGCACCACCTAACTCTGGGCAATTTTCTTCATCTGCGATCATCCATTCATCAGATGTAATATTTCCGAATGTATATTCAGGACATTTTGTTTCTCGAATATCAATGTCCTCGCCATCTTTCGTATGCATGATAATTGTTGTTTTGTCATTATCCCAGAACCAATATCCACCCCAAGATGGTAGCTTCACTTTTCCTCCGGATTTCATAATTTTGAATGCATCTCTAAATTCCATTATTCGTCCTCCTCAACTTCAATACGTTTCGCTTTGCCCTCAATTGAGAACATTGTATAAGTTCCGTCCTTAATCTTTGCCCAGACCTCATTGTCTGTGATGTGGAAACCAACCCACCAGCCTTCAGGCAACGTACCTTCCTCTATACCGAGAGTTTTCATCTTTTCCTTAGTGAATATAATACTCTCGATCAGAACGCCTGCACCGCCTCGCTCGTGCATCTCTCCGGCTTCACGATAGAACTCTACATAGGTATATGCTGTCTGTTCTAGTTCTTCCGGATCAATTAAATCGTTCTGGCGGTCAATCAGCTGATTTCCATTCTCATCGACTGCAATCTTAGCCCATCCAAAGACGTACTGCTTTTCTTCGTCCTTCTTAGTAATATCTACTCGATTCAAGGACTTTCGTATACTGTCCTGTGTCTGTGCTGGGGATCGTATATAATCGTTAAAATATCTCATGCTTCCTCCTTCTTATACAGCCGATCAAAGTCATTCTTACGAACTACATTTAATCGACCGACTGAATCTTTTACAACATAGTCTCCTATTCTTGCAACAAGTCTGCTGCCTTTATATCTTCGTGCATTAAAATAGACCGTGCATCCTATAACGGCTGTTGCTCCGTCTTTCTGTACACGATCTATCATAATTTCTTCGGTATTCATTTTCTTTGTGAACCAGTCAGGGGCGATCATATCAATATCAGGTGTGATCTGCACTGCCTGAACTGTCTGCTCTATTGCTTTGTACTTCATCATTCTTCTTTCTTTGCATATCGTCCAGTTCCATTTGCATAATGGATTCCGTCACAGATTTTCATAGTTACTTCTAACATCCCTAAAGGTTCAAACTGCCTACGAATATTTCTCGGAATTGTCTTATCCTTTAACCATTCATGCATGTCGTCCAGTAATTCTAACCATTCTTGTTCGTGTTCTGATACATCCATATCTTGTTTCATTAGCTGATCGAATCTTTCTTTTAATTCAAGATGTTTTTCCATTTTCTAAAGCCTCCATCCAGTGCGATACCTTCTGATAATCTTCAATATTTCCTGATAACATCATTTTATCATAGATCATATTATTCAGCCAGTCATACCTATCTGGTAACGGAACAGAAATAAGCTTCATTGCAAAATCATAATCATTTTTAAATAACCCAGCAACTTTATTTATATTTCTTAAAGCTTCTGTCATATGATCGTACTGTGATTCAAGAATTTGTATATTCTCTTTCTTGCTAATCTCCTGTGCTGCAAACTGTACCGAACCCTCTTCCATGTTCTCATACTGTTTATACATTTTACGATCATATTTTGTAACGGATCTAGCGTGTAACTGTTCATGTAACAAAATATGTGGGGCTGTTTCATGTCTGGTTATAATATCTCCGTTCCACTGGATACCATAAACACCAGAATCATCATCAACTACGACCTTTCCACTCCATGAGCTTTCAAGATCAAGATGTTTGTCTGCAATCTCTGACATTTTATTAGCATGAGTCTCTATTTCCTCTGTGCTGTACTCTCGCAGTTCATCTTCTTCTGTTTCATACGCTGCGGTCATAGATTTTGAATTGACATACATAACACAGCATTTACACCTCGGATGAAGCGGAGGAAGTAGCTTACCTGGGGCAAATTCTTCGTCCATTCCAACAACTTTTCCGTTCAGTTCTCTACATGTGCTGCATGTATTCTCACTGTCCGTTGCGGACCATTTTTTGTCCTGTGGTGGTAATATACCCTGATCGACAAGATTCTTTGTATGCTGGTATCTGCCATACTCATAGGCAAATGCTCTTTCGGTCTGTGCAATCGTCTTAGCTCTTTCCCTTAACTTACGTTCAGCATACTTCGCTTGCTTATCCCTTGCCATCTGCTCGATCTTCTCTGGCTTCGTTCGAGGGTGTTTCTTCTCCAGCTCTGCCTTGATCGTCTCATAGTATTTTTTTACCGCCTGTGTTTGTGGCTTGGTTAATCCAATGCAAGGGCGTATGAATCGGGATAATTCATCATCGCTCATGTGTGATCTGATCCCCAGTTCGATCATCGACTGAATTGCATCTTTCTGTACTCTGGTACAGTTTGTTACTAACTCAGCTGTATGATTCTCCAACCAATCAGAAACAGCCCAGTGATCAGCATCAAATTTATATCCAATGTCAATGCCTTTGAACTTGTTTTCGTTGGCTGCGGCTGCCTTCATGGCTTTGACCATTTCTGGTGCAATCTTTTCAGAAACCACCTTGGAATAGTCCTGTTGCCATGCTTCTACAGTCTCTTTGGAGATCGAGCCAGCTTGAATTGCTTCTCTGATCTCCTTAAATGTCAAAACTGTTTGCTGATCCTTCCAGAAACTTACTAACCACTTAACAAGTTGAGGGCTGCTGTTCGCTAAGTACCTCTCCAACGCTTCTTTAACTTCGTTGGGTGTCTTGGGTACTCTCTTCTTAACCTTTCGGAATAGGAACATGATATCAGCTCCTTCCTAGTCGTTTCTTGGCTTCCTGTACCTTTTCATCATCTTCGGCAACTTCTTGATTGTCCCCTGGATGTACATTATTTCCCTGTGATCCAAGATCATTTGTCTGCTGATCTTCTCTATCAGGATCAATGAACCTTTCATCGTTAGCTACCTTTGGTGGCAAATTAGCGGCTTCTCGAACATATGTTTCCAGTTCGTCGTCAGGGATCAATACACCAGTGCCGACCATTGCCTGAATGTACTGTGCTAATTTGTTCATGTCGATCTTTTCAATATCTCCGTGAACCATCTTCGGGTAGTCTGTAATCCCCTTGAAATGTTCTCCGTTCAGGTCAATTAATCTTGGGATCGCTTGGTTATTAAACGCTTCACAGATAATGTCAAGGTATGATCCAATCGCTACGGCAAATAACTCTGTCTTATCATCGGACAATGCAAATGATCCAGTGTGTTCATGCCCCAACAGAATAAAATCCGCAAGCGTTGTCATTGCTATGCGGCTATCATAACGAGTTATGATCTCGTTCGTATCAATCTGTCTGCTTCCACCTGTGGAAACAAGCTCGAACTTAAATCCCGGTGGTAACACGATTCCAGCACTTTTGTCTTGTCGGACATTCTTTACCAAACTATAAGCCCAGGTTAACATTCTTGAGCCTTCGGGATCATCTGGATTATACAAGTCAACACCTTCTGGTGGTGTGACCATCGGTATACCAGCGAGATCTCTTTCAATCCCGATCCCTTCAAATTCCTGAATCCCTTTTTTAAAGTACCAGGAACGATAAGCATTTCTGAGGATGCTTCGTCCTTCTGGATTTCCTTTTCTGGATCTGGTTCTGAAATGGATTGCCTTTTCCAGTGGAATCGTATAAAGCCCAAAGTTTGGCGGTGGCATTTGGGTCATGCCGATAAGATTATCTTCATTGTCATACTCCCACTGATACAGAGAATCCTGTGATCGGATAGGAAGCTTTCTCCATCCGATTAAACCATCATCATATTTGCTGTTCGTCTTAGGATTTCCTGTCCGCCCTGATCTCCTCTTATATACGATCTCATGATACGACCAGCCGTATGTAAGGAATGATAGGATTTCAGAGACTGTATCAGTCCATGTGGTCTGCATATCATTCATGCAAGACTCAACAAACTCTGCTGCCTCTATGTCCTTTTGATCGTCTCCCTGTGGCTCTACGGAAAACTGTGCCTGTCTAAGCAATGTATCTAACGCAAATATGATTGCTCCAATCACATCGTCGTTAGATTCCATTTCTGTATATACCTTTACTCCTCGTTGTCCTCTCAGCTCTGGGAGAAATTCTTCGTAAAAGCTACCGCCCCACCGATTTTGACCGATGCGACCTATTTCATCATACAATGCTATTTCACCTCCAGTAACTATCTTTTGTTCCAACATCACTTCCTGGAACACTGATTGGTTTAATTTTGTTTCTGTAGCAAGATAAAACAACAGCATCTGCCCGGTCCGGAGACTCTCCGATGCGTTCTTTCATTGCTTTTTTTGATTCTAGTCGTATCTTCCCTGATGAACTAAGATCATATTTTCTCGCACTTAATTGTGCGATAAGCTCTGTATCATTTGGTAATACTGCTTCTTTTTCTTCTAACATATCTCTTAATATGGACCATGCATAAGATGTGATATCATGATATTTTTCTGCTGCTTTCTTGTCTGGAACGGCAGCAGAAAAATTAACCGGAACGATAACTACACCAGATAGCTTTCCTTCCGATTTTAATTCATTCAAACGATCTGTTACTCCTCCACCAAGACCAGTATCATCTATGATCACATATATTGTTTTTTTATATTTAAACTTTTCCTTGATATTCCTACACTCTACAACAACATCTCCTACAGTTTTCATTAGATCTTGACCATGCCTAATCTTTTCTAGTGTGATCTTGTTATTCATATTTCTTGCGATCACTGTGTCATCATCACCAAAACGGGCCACATCGACTCCCAAAGTGCAAATATCAGCTGGTGGTATCTCTTCCAGGATGATCGATGCTTCCAACATTTCCAAAGGCATATAAACATCATCATCCTGTTTAGGAAACAATCCTTTTACTCTGACTCTGACAACATTACTTTCTTCTCCATATTTCCTGATCAGAGAATCAATGTTGTCCTTATTAGTTCTTTTAGACTCTGCGGAGTTTACAGTGATGCAATAATATAATTTACGATCCGATGTATGGCTGTCGTAAAATGTACCGCTTGCTTTTGTCGGGTTTCCACAAAGTAGCAATTTATTATTTGATCCTGTCAGAGTACCTAAGATTGCTTCCATGATCGGATCTGCAACACCAGAAGCTTCATCAACGATAAATAGCATATTATCCTCATGGAATCCTTGCATATTTTCTGGAGTGGTTGCTGTTCTTGCTACTGCATACCAACGTTCTTTGCTGCCAATCATAGATATTTTTGTTTTGGTCCACTGTAGTATCTCCTTCAATAACGGAGATTTACTTTGCCACTTTGAAACCTCTGCCCATAGAACATCGTTCAACTGGTGCAGTGTTGGGGCTGTTGCAACAACTCTTGCATTCTCAAAACAGCTTAAAAACCATAACAATGTTGCGGCTTCAAATCCTGTTTTTCCAACACCCTGTCCGGATTTTATCGTTACTTTTGAATTATCTCTTAAAGCAAATGCTGCTTCTTTTTGCCATTCATCTGGATAAAAAAAAAGAACTTCTTCAAAAAATTGAACTGGATTCTGCTGCCATAAAGGAATACTCTCTACAAGGAAATCATGTAATACTCTATCATCCATCTGATTCCCTCGCTTTTTTTACAGCATCCATCCAAGATTGAACTGCATCTTCTCCTGTATCAGTTTCACTGTGTCTGATTTGTTCTGTCTTAGCTCTGATCTGCTCAATCTTAGCTTTCTGTTCAACTGTAGCAATATCCATATGATCTGCAAGCCATTGTAAAGCTTTCATCTTATCAACCAGCTTAATACTCGCTCCGTCTTTTCCTTGCTTCACTTCCGTAATCAACGTTCCATCAACATCTTCAGATTGTTTGAATTTCACAGTATTGACTTCTTTTTCGAGAACTTCTTTTTCTCCAGTTTCTTTGTTTTCTACCATTACTGGACCAAAAGCACCCATAACTTGAATATTTTCTCGCCCAAACGATACATAATCTGTCACATCTGCAAACGCAATATCCATGTACTTTTGAAAGATATCTTCCTGCTTTAGCAGTTCCCTGTTCATATGATTCTGCTTTAGCTGTTCAATCTCTTTTCTGATCACTGGATTCTTCATAAGCCTGCTTCCTAATACGGCAGCAGATGCATAAGTACATCCTGGATAAGCTTTCATGTAAGCTTTCGTGTAATTAAACATCCTAGATTGATACAAACAAAAAAGCTGCTGCTGATCGGTAAGTTCATCGTTGATCACGACCTGACTTACATCCTCCGCAACGGCTTCTTTTTTGTGTGCACCCTTTTTATTTTGTGTGCACCCCTTTTGGATGCATCCTGTCTTTTTGTTCCTCGACCATGCGTATCGTTTCTTCCACGATTTCACAGTATTTATCGAGACTCCATACTTGGCAGCAATGTCTTTATACTTCATTCCGGCTACATAATCGGATTCTGCCAATATGTAGTTTTTTTCTTCATTCAAACATTACCACCTTCTTTCTTATTTCTTAAATGGACCTCCGGGGACTCGAACCCTGGACCGATCGGTTATGAGCCGATTGCTCTGACCTGCTGAGCTAGAGGTCCTTAAATTTATGCACGAAAAAAGCACCCGAAGGTGCTTAATTCAATATATTTTGAGATTTGATTAACCTTTTGTTGTACGCGCAACTCCTAATATATTAGAAATTGCATCTTGTAATACTCGTGAATAATTAATTCCCGCTTTATCGGCTTCTACACTCATCCAATATGGAATTGTGCAGTTTTTCTTAACTGCTTTATTATCCACTCTCTTTCTGTACTCTGTAAAGTCTACATCTACAAGTGTTACTGTGTCTCCTGCTTCTACATTTTGAGCTTTTGAATTTGGTTCTGGAAGACTTTTTTTCTCATCTTCCATATCAATCCCCATCAATCCAATAGCATCTCTGGCCATTTCCATAGCCTCTGCTATTGTATCGCCTTCTGTAGCGATATCAAAATCAGGGATTTCTACATAATACCCTTCTTGATCCGGTTTTAAAATAACCGGATACGCTACTTTCTTTGCCATGTTTCCATTCCTCCTAAAATCTTGCCGTTTGATCCTTTTTTCATTTTTGTTTTTCATGAATCCACCAAGTCTGGGGCTTAAAGCCCCAGTTTCTTGATAATAGATTTAGCTAATCGCTCCTTAATCTCTGGATGTCTTGGAATTGGCTCAATTCTGTTACCATCTGTATATAGATCATGGTTCCCACCATTCCGTTTTAAATACCATCCATTTTTTTCAAGGAGTTTAATCAAATCTCTTCTCTTCATGAAAAACTCTCCTTTTTTTAATTTATATGTTTATTATACGTACAAAATGCGTATAAGTCAATAATTTTATGCGTATTTTGTACGTATATTTATTAGCAAGAAAAAGGAACATTTATGAAGTATCGCTTCATCTAATCGCTCTAGCCTATATATTAGCCTATTTTTTGCGAACGTGACCGAACATTTTCTAATTTTCTTGAAAAAATCTTGTATTTCTCATTCTGCAGCTGTCTTCTGTATAAGCTACTCGCCTTTTAGGGTGTAACTGATTCATCTTATGTGCTACCTGTAGCCACGTCATGCCATCAATGTAATAAAATCTAAACATCATTCTTAGTTCGCTCTTCTCAATGCTATTTATATATTCTTCCGCTTGATTCATGAGTTCCAGAAGTTCATTTTCTTTTTCGATCAACATAGCTTTTCGCTTATTAAGCAGCAGCTTCTTTCTGCTAAGTTCTGGTACTGGCATACCCTCAACAACAAAGTGCTGTATTCCACCCATGCCACCGCTTACTGTGTCTTTTACGGTTCCTTCTTCTGCTATCTTCCAGATCTGTCTTTCAGTTTCTGTAATTCTTCTCCTTAAATCTTTAATTTCTTCTTTCATGTCACAATACTGGATCAGTACGTTCTTGTCCACGTTCTCCCCTCCTGTTACGATTTATTATCTGCTGCCTTATCCGGTCTGTCATCTCCTGGTACTCCTGTTTGTATTGCACCTGATCGGCACAAATGCCCATGCAGATTATCTCTGCACAGGCTTTGCATGGATCCGTCATATTCTACGTCCACCTTTTCGTTTTAACTGGTGTTTTCTCATGATCTTCTGTCGTGTCTCAGAATAATACGGATGTGATTCTTTTTCTTTTCTTCTTAATTCCTGTTCCTTTGCCTTCCAGGAAAGATACTTCTCGCATCCTGTCTGACAAGCAACTCTCTTTGATCCGTGTGATCTATCTTTACAATTTAGGCACGGACAATCTCTATATGCCATTTATGTATCAACTCCTTATAATTTAGTTAACGGGCATTCCGTACATGGACTGTTATCTGCAAATAAATCTTCTCTATCATTTACAATAGTTGGATACTTGCAATAATCATCACACATCTCCTGCTTCACTTCTTCCAAGATGTCAGTTACTGTCTTCACTCTCTCATGATCCTCTTTCACGACACCTGTAAGATTCTCTGTTATTGTCATAACTCATCCCTCTCTTTCGCTGCAGCACAGAGTGACATAACTGCCACTCCTGCTACTGCTCCGATAAATAATCCACTTAAAAATCCTACGATCATAGATTAACCCTCCATCATATTTTCAAACCTGTATGTTTGCTTTGCATCAGGATATTTTTCGTGATCTACTTCACTCATAAACATCTGTAATGGTCTTGCATAGATTCTTTGCATTTCTTTTGTAGCAGCATATACTACAAGCAATTCATTTGTCTCCGTATGGCGAGCAACATTAAGGACAACATATAAGTTCCCTTTAAAGTGTTTGTACACTTCGTAAGGTTTTGGCATGTGTCGTCCATTTAGCATTTTCGCCACTCTTTCTATTTTCTCTATTGTCTTTCCCATATTCTTAACGCTCCTTTATTCCAAGTGGAATGTTACATTCTGCATGATTGATCCCAGTATCAAAAATTTAATAGCTTGATAGCAATCTTTTTTTCGGTCGGAATAAAAATAAATTCCATAACATACGATTGTTAGTGTTAAACTTAATACTTTTACAGCATCTTTTGTTGTTATCATTTCTTACTGCCCCCCCCCACATCGTAAATCTCACATGATACTACTTCGTTTATTCCATTATCTGTTACTTCTACATCCACGTCGTATCCATGGTTTACCAGAGCATCAATGATGATACTCTGGATGGATTCTTCTTTTGTATGGATGCTTTTCCTAATCTTTGTCTTACTTTTCCCATTATTTTTCCTCTTTTATTTGTTTTTCCGTTTTTCAATCATTTCTTTGTGTCCTTCTTCTGCCTTTTCTGCATTATCATACATATCAACGTCTAAATCAGACCAATCAATAATATTTCCGTTTTTATCGCATTTGAATACCATCGTCTCGAATCCATGATCAAATGTATAACATGTATCAATAGCAACATATCCATGGTTTCTTGTATTTACAACATTTCTTAGCTTCATCATCTCATTTTCTCCTTAACTTTCTTTAACAATTTCATTCTTTCCAAACATCATTTGCTTCTTTCTCACAGTTTCTTTCCATGTAATATTCAAACAAAAACTCTTTCTGTGCCTTTGTATAATCTTTGCATGGATTTCTTGTTGCCATCGCAATCCCTTGAGTCGGATTATGAAGCAGTACCCACCCTTTCTTTGTTAACACATCTCCTGCTTCATAAAGCACTGGCTTTTTTTCTTCCGAATTTCTTTCTAAATATTCATAAGCCCATTTCTGATGTTCTCCCCATTCCACTGCATGGAATTTTCCATTTGGCTCTAACCATCCATAATCTTCAGTTGTATGTTCCTCTGTATCAAGCATTCTTTTCATATAATTATCTAAGGCTCTTGATACTACTGGTCGCAACTCTGGTTCTGTAAGATCTTCGTCAAGTTCAATGCCTATTTCTTCTTTCAGGTATCTAGGAATCATTTTCATCGCAACTTCCCAACGCCTTTTATATCGCTCTAGTTCATCTTTAACTTTCTTTTGCTCTCCTACAATTTTCCATACATTCATATCTTCTGGCATTTTCTCCTCATTTTCAGGTGGATAAATTTCCAAATGGTATGTTCCATCTCCTGTATTTCCTTTTAATGCTGCGCGTCCAAGCAAAAGATCTTCAGCATGTCTTATAATTTGTTCTTTAGTTTCATCAGTTCCATGCATGGAAGATTCCAACAGATCCATACACTTATCGTATCCTTTACCTTCTACATAAAACCATTCTCTTGATAGATCCGTTATAAATTCTCCATCTACATTAAATTGTAATGTACACATTTTTCACTCCTTAATCCATGTTCCAATAACATGATGCAAAGTTCTAAGACATCTTTCACACAAGAAAATGCTTGATCCATAATGTTCGAATCTTATTTTTAACATTTCTTGGTCCTCTCGTGATTCTTTGCCACATTCTGTGCAAGTTCCTCTTGCTTCTGTACCTTTTCGTTCACTTATTCTAATCACATTCATGTTCTTTCTCCTTCTCACACCAAACACACCCTTTATCACACTTGATACGAACCCTTAGCTTCTCCTGCTTGTCTGGACATAACTTCATGTCCTTAATTGGCTTGCCTGCGATCTCACAGATGTAGCCTTTAAATTCTTTCTTGTTTACCATACTGCCACCGCCTCATGTAAATGTTCTCTTAATACGTCTGCTGCCTCGTGCTGATCTTCATGTTCCAATAACCTGATCACATTTGGCAATACTCTACGATCTTTATCAAATGTAATATCTTGATTCGATGCAAGCATTTCTACATTCATGTCAATGTTGTATTTTGTTTTCAATTCCATAGCCATATCTACATATGTCACATAGTGTTCTGCATAACCATCTAATTCAAAATTCCATAAGGTGTTTTTGTCATATGCTTCTTTGAATCTTCGCAATCTTTTTTCTCCGAAACCTGAATCATGTGCTAATGTTGCAAGTACAACTGTCATAGTATTCTGATATATAGTCTCTGCTAAAATCTCGTATGCCTTTTTTAATTTGTCATTATCGATCAATAAGCCAATTCCCAGTGCTCCACGCATCTGCAATTCTTTTTGCAGTCCATCAACACCTTTTTCCTTTGCGATACCTAAGGCATATCTCATTCCTGCCATTCTGGCTTCTTGTTCTTTATCAAGCTTCCCCATTTTGACCATCCTTCTTTCTCATCATTGCAATATCATAAATTGTCTGGCAAATCTGTTCACATACCTCTTCTGCATGATCATCTTCTGTAAGCTGCCTTACATATTTCTTTCCGCAAGCAACACATGTTAATCGCCGAATCTGCTCCCATGCACTCCATGCTACGAACGAATTTCCCAATGCATTTGCCATTAACGAATCTGTTCCGGATCCATTTGCATCTCTAAACCATTTATTTCTTGGTTCTTGTAATACTTTCTGTGTATCTTCTTTGCATACACTCTTTTCAAGTTTTTCTAAAACTCTCTTTTCAACTCTATCTACGATCTATTGTTCTTTTTGCTCTGTCATTTTTATCTCCTTCTACTCAAACCGACCTGCACCGGATCCATACTGGTGCCACGCCGTGCATCTCATGCTCTCTTCTTCCTGCTTCTTTAGTCTCTCAGTTTCTCTCTTCTTCTCATCCAGGCACTCCTGCCGGTATTCATCATCCCATTTTTTCAATGTTGGCTGGCTGATCGTTGTAAGCTCTGACAGCTTCTTGTAGCTTATCCCTGTTGAGATGATCAGCCGGACCATTCCTTTCTTGAAATTTTCTTTATATCTCATATCGTTTTCTCAGACAGCTTGGTTCTTTACCTGATACAACGCCTTTATCTCTGATCGCTGATCTGTTATCTTTTGCCCGATCTTATAAAGTCTTGTGATTCTTCGTTTTTTGATTTGGAAAATTGTAAAAAACTAAATCTAATATTTGAGAAATTACATTTAAAAGAACCCGAAAAAATATGTTTGGTATTGATTGCTTGGTTAACAGTTACTTGAAAAATCCCTCAGGTAAAGAACCAAACTGTCTGATCGTACTCCTTTACTTATGGTATCCGGCACAATTGCCTATATAGTGCCATCTTAAATCCTTGCACTTTGTCTCGTTTGCCCCCCTGTTAACTCAGGGTAGAAACGCTTATACCACCTCATCAATGTCTTATGATCGATGCCTGAT